TTCTTCGCGTGTCATAATTGTCAAGTCCTCTTTATCTTCTAGTTCTAAATTATCCAAGTCGATTTCTAAAATTTTATCATCGTCGACTTCTGGATGAAAAGCTTCTGGGAGTTGATTGTCAAGACTTTTTACTATTTTGCCAATACCTTTTGACGACCATTCTTCGTCGGCATCTGTTTCGGCGGCTGTAGGTCCAGCAGGCACAGCTGGTTCTTCCATGCCCATATCCATACCCATACCGGGATCCATACCCATACCGGTATTCATACCGGGATCCATACCCATATCCATACCTAAGTCGTCTTCTTCCAAAAGAGTTTCGACTGTATCCTTGATTTGTTTTGAATATCGCTCTACGACGACACGTTCTGCGCTCTCAATAGCGGCATCTCTTAATGCTTTTGCATCCACGATTGCTTGTTCTAACATAGTTGACATTTTTTATCTCCCAATAATACAGCCTTTAGCATAATGTAATTAGTATTGTAAAAACAAAAACGACACAGGAGTAGTCCTGCATTCTCACACAGAGTGCTTTTGTTCCCGTTTTAGTTTTTCTAACACTCTCTTTCGTTGACGGCGGGTACGAGCTTTTTTAACAGAAGGCTTCTCATAATACATTCTATCTCGGGCTTCTTCGATGATCCCTTCTCTGCGAACCTTTTTATTGAATCGCTTAATAAGACGATCGGGCGGCTCGTTTCGTCTTGCTTCTACTCTTACATTAATCGCTGCCATTGTCTATCCTTTATTAAATAAGTTTGTTCCAGTTACGAGCGCCGGGAATAGCTGTAATATCTACGCCTTTATCCCCTGGTTCTGTTCCTGCCATTGGGGAATGGGGATCGCTTTTGGTCGCCGGTTGAGTTCCCTCAAAGAGATTGACGCCATTATAAGAATCATTGCCAATAGCGTCGGCTAGTTGTTTTCTGGACTCTGCTATTTTCTTTTTGATTTCGTCGTTGCCTCTCATTGATTGAGGTGGTTGTTTTGTTTCCACGACAACATTAGTGGAGGTACCTTTGACAACTTCTGAAATAATGCTTGATAAAACGCCGTCCTCAAAGATAACTTCTTTGATACATTCTTTGATCATAGGTTTTAAAACTTTTTTAAGTTGCTCTTTATTCATTTTAGTCCTCTAATACTTTATTTAACGCTCTGTTAATCCTGTCAGCTTTTGTAAAGATTTTTGAAGTGGGTTGTTTATTCTCTGATAGATTCATAAAAGCGCCGGGTGTTGAAGGATCACTTACGATATCAAAGCAGATAAGTTGGAAATCGTCTTGAACCATTGTGTTTCCGTTGTCTTCTTGAACTGAACCAAGACCACGAGAAGAGATGCCGACTTGGACGCCGCCATTAATAAGTTCTTTTAGAATGTTTCCAGAAGGAGTTCCAAGAACTTTGATTTTACCCATAACTGCTGGTCCGTCCATCCAAACTTCTGTGACCATGTGAGAACAGTTTTGAAGATTGATAACTGAAGAATCTGGGTGATCCAGTTCTCCCAGTGCTCGCTTCTCATTCACTAGTTTTGAATATGTCTCTATTTCTCTTGACAGGGTTTTGAGAGGATAAATCCTACCATTACCATTTCTAACTTCTGCTTCTTGAAGTTTTCCAGTCAGCATAATACCGCCTTCTGCTACAAACTTCTTTTCAGCTTCTGTCAAAAGATCTTGGCAAACGCCGCCTTCGCACAAAGCATAATACTCTCTTAATACAAATTGTTTATTCATTTACTCATCCTCTTTATGAGTGCGGGCCATTTGCCCGCACGATACAGCAGCCTTTTTTACAAAGCCTCGGTGGTTGGAGCATCCAATGAATGCTCATCCAGATATTAGTTTCGTTTAACATTTATTCCCTCGTCTCCAAATAATTGACTAAGCACATAACTTGTTCCCGAACTTAAACATCCGCAAATAAGTAAGTTAACTGCGTTCAACTCAAATGTAAATAGTTCTGTGTAAGAGGAAATTCCACATAAGAACACTCCAACCCAGAAGCCCATACACATAGAACAATGAAAGAACCCTTTCATAATATCTTTGTTTGGGCGTATCTTATCAAAAATTGAACCGAACACAAGGATTTGTGTCAATCCAAATGCGGTTAGCATAAACCACAGTAATTCCATTTTATAACCTGTAAATTAAGCCGTAGGGCTTATAACCGGGATCGATTGAACCCTTTTTCTCTTTATGAGGAACTTCACCAAGTTCAGTAGATTCTTCATCATCTGGGTCGGTGTAACTATCTTCCAGTTCGTCAGCGTACATTAATGCTGCTTTTACGTCTGCTACTTCGTCTTTCATAAAATAATAAATAACAAGTAGTAATGCTTCGACTGTATCAACTTCGTCATTGATTGGGTAGGTTGCTTCAAGAGAACCATAAACATTGCCGCCTTGAATACTATCTCCATTTATCATTCCTTTACGCATCAGATAATCAAAAAACTTATCTTGTGAGGGATAAGGATCTGTGCTTACAGTTCTTTTAGAGAATGTGACAATCTTATTTGTCTTTGGCTGGATTACAACATCAAACAAGGGGTGGTCAAAGATCATATAGTTTCCACCCAAGCTTCTACGGATTTGTAGATAAACTCGAATCGGTTCTTTAATAGTGATCTTCACCGGAAGTTCAGGAGCTTTTACTCTCACCTTGATACCGGGTGAGGTTTCTTCTTCGGGTAACGGTTCTTCGACATCGAGAGGAGCTTCGTCTTTCCCGATGAACATTCGAATCGCTTCGATAATGTCTTGTTCGTTTGTTGTAGTCATTAGCTTTTAATCTCGTTAACTAGTTGTTGTATTCTCAGGACTCTTCCTAAGAGTTTTTCTGTGATTAGCTCACCTTTAAAATCATTTAACATTTCTAAAACTTTATCCATTTTAGAATCCATCGTTGAATCTTCTTTGATTTCTTCCATTTCTTTGGCAGTGTTGACTTCTTCTTTCAGCCGACTAATTTCATCATTGAGATAAGTTTTAAGTTCTAAGCCGTTGTCTTGGAAAGAAGAAATAAACTTTCCCAACAAATCCTTTTGTTCTTTGAAGAGTTCACCGTATGTATCGTTAAACCTTTTTGCGAAGAGACGGACTGTAGAGTTTTTAATATTACCGTCTGGCTTCTTCTCTTCAATAACAACTGAAACCATTCGATTTAGAATCTGTGTCTCTAATAGGACTCGGGATTTAATCGGTACTTTGTTATTAAAGATTTGAGCAATTGTTGCGATTGCCTTATAGTTCGGCACGAAGTTTGAAAAAACCTGTTGCCCAACCGTCTTATTCACTTTATTAATAACTTGCGATTGTGCTGCGAAAATAGAGCCCTGATCAAAGTTCGAGTATACTCGCTTTACTTCTGCTAGGATTTTTTCTGCTTCTGCTTTCCCAACACTGTGTGTTTCGGAAATTGTTTTGAACAGATCTAGCTCTTTTGCTAGTAAGGTTCCTTTTGAAAAACTTTCTTTCAGGATCTTAACAAGTTTATCTTTAGTTTCATTATCCTTCTCTAGAGTTGCCTTCGTCAATTCCTTAACGAGTGCCTCAAATAAGAATGCTGTATTCCTTCGTTTATTGTGTTTTAGTTTCGCCATCTTTTTTCTCCAAGCTTTTAATCAATTCTTTAAGTTCCGAACTAGAATTGAAGATGTCTTTTTCAACGTTTACATTGTAATTAGATTTCTCTTCAGAAACAATCCCTCTAACTAGGCTGTCCAAACCAGTTTGGCCAGGAAAAGTTCCCCTGCGACCTCGCTGTGAATGTCCAGCCTGACTTTTCATATGTCTTTTTCTGGCTCCTGAAGCTCTACCGTCGATCTCTACTGGGGTATACCACTTTCCTTTTGATTTAGAAGTGGTTGTGTGATTCTTTCCCAACATATCTTTTTTGGAAACTTTCTCCCAATGATATTCATTTGGATCGTCTCGCTTGCCAGGAGGCGGAGGTCCAGCTTCTGCCGGGGAAGCGAGTAAGACGTCGTCTTCTGGTTCGGGCTCAGGTGCGGCTTCTTCACCGCCCATATCCATTTCGCCGCCCATGTCCATGTCTCCTCCGAGATCATCGCCGCCAAGTGCTCCTTCTAATCCGGCGCCGGCGCCGGCAGCCGACTCAACAGCAGCAGATTCACCAGCTATCTCAGCTGTCTTTGCGATAATAGCTTCTAACTTAGCGTCGTAAAAGCGTTCTCTCTCGATGCGAATCAATTCTTCTTCCGAAACGTTGAGAACGTTTTGGGCAATCCAACGTTTACTGAATACAGCTTTGGCAGCGTCAGCAACTTCTAGCTTTGTTTTAAGGTGTTCCAGTTCTTGAAGTTGGGCAATCTTTGAAGGGTTATGAAGTTTAAGTTTAAACGACATTAAATCTTCGCCCTTATATCCAAGAGTATAAAGGTGAACAATGGCAATCTTTTCTAACTCTGAAATCAAAGAACGTTGTAATCTTTGAACTGTTCTTGCGAAACGAATGTCCTTTTGTGCTAATGTTGTTTTATCTTCGTCAGCACCATCGCCACGAGCGAGATAGGACATAGGGATCTTGATTGCTGAAAACAGTTTATCTCTCAAGTATTTAACGTCGTCGATATCGCCGCCCCAAGAAGTACCGCCCAAGTTCTCAATCTTGGTTCCGCCCGTTCCGCCTCGTGTTGGAATGTAGAAATCCTCTTCAATAGAAGCGGGATTATAACGAAGGTCGACATGTCCAGTTGAACCGTCAACAACTTGGTGGCGTTTCATTTGTGTCATTGCTTTCTGCATAAACTGCTCAACGTCTTCGGGTGGGATTCCACCAACGTCAATGTAGAATACACGGCGATCGGGAGCACGAACGATACGATAAGCCATCATAGCGTCTTCTAAAAGCGTTAGTTGTCGCCAGATTCGGCGAGCAGGATCTAATACTGATGTTCCGTAGGGAGCGTATTTATCATTTCCCAAAACACGAAAGTGAGCAACTTGCCAGTTTTCTAATGTCATTCCAGCAGAATTCCATTGATACTGGACATAGTTGGGGTTTGAAGGATCTTCACCTTCTAATCTTTCCACTTCCATTGCTGGTAATCCAATAACACTTTTGATTCCTGAGTGTTCATCGATGTCCATATAGAGAAAGAAATCTCCGTATTTAGTCATTGTTCGAGCCCAACCGTACAAGTTGAACTCAATATTGAGTACTTGATAGAATAGAGTGTCTAGAATAAGTTTCAGTTCTTCGTTGGGACAATCAATTTGGAGTAGTCGACCAAGATCGGAGTGTGTGGTAATCTCGTCTGCGTAAATGTCCAAAGCAGAAGCCAGTTCTGGTGTGAACTCCATTTGATCAAAATCGCCGTAGCGTTCTGATCTGTTTTGATGGACCATCATTTTAGCCATCATATTCTCAAATGGGCTGTAAGATTTCTTCTTGAACTGCTGTCCGGTTGCTGTTTTGAATCGTTTAGCGTATTTATCCAGATTATGCTTTCTGTCTTTTCTAATCTGCTGATGTCGATAGTTTACAATCGGGCCAGACAGTAATCGTGTCAACCTTTTAAATAAGGTCGATTCTGGGTTATTCGGGTTTTTCTGGTTAGTTGCCATAGTATTTATAGTCCTATTTCATAAAGAAGGGTAAGTCACTAAAATCTTTAGTGTCATTCATTTTATCACGGGAGTTCTTATTTTTATAGTCCTTCATCCCTTTTAAATTGGTGTTGATAGAAGTTCTTGACGTCATCATTGCTCCGAGGAGTGCTTTTTTGTATTCTGCTTCGTGAGTGTTTACAACAATAGCTGTTTCTCTCACCCAACAAGCAATAGCAGCTGCCATTGCCAAGTCGTCGTTATAGCCCTTCATTGCTGATGCTCTGCCATTATTCCAAACAAAAGTTTTCAACTCGCTCAATAATCTCGCTGAATTTATCTTCAACACCTTATTCCTAATTAGTTCCTCCAACTTGGCGACTACCAAAGGTCGGGTTTTTACTGTGGTTGAAAAACCAGGAGTTGCTGATGCTTGATGTTCTGCGACATATTGATCAACGTATTCGTGTGAAACCTTGCGAGAATAATAAAGATTTGGATGGCGCATTTCTCGTAGTTTATCTAAAACTGCCATTCCAATAGAGTTATTTTCTACGACTGTCAAACATCCTCCGTACTCTTTAC